TGCGTAGTTGCCATTTTCTGATTAGTAATTGCATTACCAGACTGCTTCTGCTTCTCTTCCCAGAGTTTAGTTAGTTCAGCTTCAGTAACATTAGGTACTTCCTTACGCAGATTCTCAGCAAATTTCTCGTAAGGATCTTTACCGAAAAAACCGATGGAACCTTTTTGTCCTTTACCAAATTTAGTTTGTCCTAATTTCTGAACATTGCTAAGAATGGGATCTAGCTCTGCTTTGACCTGACGATCATACTTAGAACGAAGGTTTAGAGTGTTTTTATAGTCCTCAATTCCCTGAATATACTCTTTAAAGGCCTGCTCCATTTGAGGAATATTTTTAGCTGTTCTACTTAGATTAGAACCTGCAACGGATCTACCTTGATCTTCAGATAATTTATGTCCCAAGGGGTGCAATGCCTCTGGGTCACCGTGAGCAAACGTCTGTACATCTCTCCAAAGGCGGTTAGCGTCTTGGTACGCGTCTTCCATTTTCATAACAAGTTCATATGGAATCCTCTCGTGGGCAAGAGTTTTTTGTAACTGCTGAACTTTGTCATATAATGGACGAACGGTTTTCATCCACTCCAAGGAGTCTAGAGCAGCTTTTGCATAATTAGAGTTTCTATGCGCTTCTAAATCTTTAATGATTTGTTTTGTCTCTGCTTCCTCTTCTCTGACAAGCTGCTTTTCACGTTCTTTACCAAAAGAGAAATCAATAGAACCGCGCTGTTTATTCCCAATCCTTGTTTGGCCCCATGGCTTTACCATCTCAATAGATCGTTGGCTAGGTTCAGCCACAGCTTCTTCAGGGAACAGTGAATCTTGTTTAGCCTTCTGTTGATAGGCTAGTTCTTCTTCCTGCTTACGCAGATAGTCCCGAGAACCAGGGATACCTTCTTCACCCGCTTTAGCGTTGTTCAGAACGTCATTACGAAGCTCAGTTGCTTGATTCTCGTAGCTGAATAGATCACCCTGCCTGACAGTCTCCTGAGCCTCTAGAGAGGCATTACGACGGATTGGGATACCATTCTCGTCAATAGTAAACTCACTAGGACGATGACCATATTGATTAGGCTGACCAAGATCGAGTTCAGCTTGTTTAGTTGGCATCTCCTTGACAGGCTCTGCAACCTTGGCACGCATCTCCTGTAGTTTTGCAGCATCTGCTGAAGGTGCTTTTGGTAGTGCAGCAGCATCCTTGTTCTGTTTAGCAAACTTAGCTAGACCACCAAGAGCTTCTAGCTGCGGAGCAACAGCGACCAGCGCGGGAGCCTGTTCTGCAATGAACTGACCAACCTTACCGGCATACTCCTTACCAACCTCTGTGCGAGGTTCGTAGGTTGCCATAGTAGACTGTTCATGAAACTTCTCACCAGATTGAGCAACACCTTCTTGAGTACCAAAGGTGCCATTCATAGCAGTGTCAAGAACACCTTGAAGACCACCAACTGCACCAGCGGCCATACCTGTAGTAAGACCAGTCAAGGTGCTTAGGCCAGCTTCGCCAACCCCGATAGCCTTATCTAGAAAGGAAGGTTCCTTAGCAACAGGAGCAGATTGTCCTTTAGCATATCCAACCTTGGACGCAAAGGTACCAAAGTCCATGTCGCTATAGAACTTCTGATGGAATTTTTGTGCAAAATCGTCGTCTGACATGTCGTTGTAATCTGGATATTTTTGACGAATTTCTTGAAAGTTCATTATCTAATTCCTAGTGGATCTGCCTTTTGTTGTGCAGGTTGATTGGGTACATATTGTTGCTGTTGTGGTTTAGGCATGAGAACGTCGGGAGCAACATTAGGATTAACAATGTTCCCCGGTTGAATCTTAGCAGCAACCTTAGCATTGAAGCCGTTAGTAGCCTCAGCCCACGCAGCCAAATCTGCTTCTGTGAGTTCCTCACCAGCACGCTTCTTAGCAAGAATGCGTTGAATAGTTTCTTCAAAAGTTTTTGCTGGCTTGTCACCAGAACCTTGTGCTCTTGCTTCTGCAAGTAACCGTGCTTCCCTAGCCCGAAGTTCTGCAATGTACTCAGCAGAGTCAGTGCCAGTTTCACGAAGTTCGCGTTTCTGATCGAACTCAGGAGTCATCTTTAGTTGATGTAGTAGCTGATCTCGTGCTCTTGTATAGGCCATCCTCGTTAGAGGATTCTGTTCAGTTTGAATCTGTTCATCCATCTGGCCCATTTGATCTAACATAGATTCACGCCTAATCTGGTTCTGCAACTCTCCTTGACCAGCGCGTTGCTTGAAGGGTTGTAGAGCAGAAGCTGTCTGACCAGCAGACAAACTTGACATGCTCTGACCGACCTGAGTGTCAGTCATTGCTTGTTTATATGCAGGAGCAGTCTTGTAATCGTTTATATCAAGATTCTGTTGAGCAGTCTGTGCTTCTAGCGGATTCATCTGCATAGAACGTTGATTAGCTAGAAACTGTTTAATCAACTCTAGCTCTGCACCTTGCTCGGCATTTGCAGCATTGAAGCCTTGATACAAAGCACCTAGACCAAACTCAGGTTTATATCCTGTACTGATCTCAGGTAAGGCCATTACTGACCTCCCATGAGAAGTTTCCTAAGAGCGTCGATAGTCTCATTATTATTTCCAGTCTGATTCTGCCTACCTAGAGCACTCATCATAGGAGACGCATACCCATTGATACTTGCATTATTAGCTTGGAGCAGTGCTTCCAATCCACCACCGCCACTTGGATTAATGTTTGCACCTGAAGGAGCCATCAGACTGTTCATGTACTGCTGTGCAATCTGCGCTTGAGCAGCTAGCATTGCAGGATCACTTGTAGCGGAGTTGCTACGCCGACCGGCTGCTGCATCCTTGATCGCCTGTGCGCGCGCAATCTGAGCTACTTGATCCTTGACCATAGGCTGACTATATGGATCTTGTATGGTGCTCTGCAAGGCTTGTTGATAGACAGGTCGCTGTGAGGCAAATGGATCTAGCCGTGCCTGCTGCTGTTGTACAATGTTCTGTGTGGAGGATGCCTTCTTCTTATTCTGATATCCTTCAATAAGAGCACCTAGACCAGACAAAGCGATCTTTCCAGTCTGACCACCCAGACCATTAAATATCTGAGAGAGAACATTACTAGCACCTCCGCCAAAATCTTGGAGCATACTATTTTGCGGAGCATACTGCTCATTTGCTTGAATACCCACACCCGCGCCACCAAAGCCAAACTGATCTCCTTGAGGAAGTTCAAATGTTCCTTGTGGCATACTGGCATTATAATCAAATTGACTTGGCTGTGCTCCATATGCACTGGCATCACCATAACCCCAAGATTGCCCATCAGGAGTCTCAAATCCACCTCCAGTATAATCTGAGCTATTTAGATACTCAGCGGATTGGGCATCAAAATCATCCCAGTTAAAGTTTTCTTCATCCATTATTTAATCCTCAAGAGTAAAAATTAGGTGCTTTGTTTTTTGTATTTACACGATCTGTCTGATAATGAATATCACAGAAATGTAAGAAAGGTGCTTGATTCAAAGTATCAGCCACGTCAGTAGGATCACGATACAAGCGGAGTAAAATAACACCGTCAGGTTCAATTAGATCTGAATCCAGTTGAGATGCCGTGGGTGTAGCCGCAGACAATTGAACTTCCGTAAGCATATGCTGGTATTGGGTTCCACTTGCAGTACCAACAACAGAAGTAGTAATTGGTGCTGGAAAGGCTGCTTGATTGTGGCCCTTAGCATAGGTTGCATCAAAGTACCATTTAGCATTGCCGGGAGCACCGGCTGTACCGCCAGTATCTACAGTATTCTGACTCCAATGGACATGTAAGAACAGATCACTTCCGGGCTTATAATCATGCTGTATGTGATAGGTAAACCACAACTCATTCATATTTGCTTGAGAGAATTGATACTGCCTAATAGTTCCACGATACACATTCCACGTAGGATCGTTCACACCAATGGTTTTAATACCCGGCTGACCTAACAGGTCATTCCAACCTTCTCCAGTAGAACCTCCATTTAGATATGCAAGTACATTATCCACAGTATCTTGTGTAAGATGGTAATGCTCTCCAGCAGTACCTCCTTGCAGACCTTGTAGATTTCCATGATCTCTTAGTGAGATATCAGTAATGTTAGAACCTGCAAAGTTAATGATGTACCAAGGAACAGACCCAGAGGTAGAGACATAGTTACGAAGTTGTCGATACCATTCTAGCCAAGTAAATGAACCCGGCTTGTCATTGATCGGGGGAGGTGGTAATCCAGCCATTATGAAATTCCTTCAGTATAAACAACTTCAATTGCTTCTAGACGAAGCGGTTGATTTAGTTCATGTGTAAACTTAAATGCCCTACGACGAAACGATCCTAAACGATGGAATGCTGGAAAGTCATCCGTAAGAGAGATTGTCTTTGCATTAGACCATGTTTGATAATCATCATCACTCCACTTAACAGTTAGAGTGTTTGTGGTGGAGTATCTATCACCAATAATCTTTAAAGAGGACTGAAACTTTCTATTGTAGGTATCCATGTCATACTTGTTTGTGACAAGTTCTACTAGGATGGGATCTGTGTTGTCTTGATAGGCTTCTGTGTCAAGTTTGTACAAAGTACCATCTGAGGTATGAAGCAGATATGCGGAGCCAGTAGCATTGTCTGTAGCAGCATCGCACTTGAAAACTGCATGATTTCCAGCGGAGTAAGAAGACCACTCATGCCATAACTTTTCATCGTTGTCATATACTAAAGTCCTTCCTGATTCTGGTAAGTTGATCACATAGAACATATGACCTTTTGTTCGTATGCCAAATCCGCGAACTGTCGTGATAGTTGCTTCACCATCAAGAATCCGTTCGATGTATTCATCAGACACTTTCTTAGGTTGGAAACCTTCAATAACCCAAGCAGCCCGACCGCCGGAATCTGACTGTGACAAGAAGAATATATACTTCTCGTTTCCAATCACGGCATATGGAGAACAAGTGCCCATCTGGATTGTAGTAGAGTCATTTCGACTTAAAGGAGAACCTGCCGTATTGGCCGCATCATAGAAGAATTCAATGGAACTTGTTCCTAGAACACATACCTGATTATTCTGTCGAACTAGTCCAACTACATTGTCAGGGAACATTTCAGCAGACAGGTAGTTACTGCTTGTCCATGCCAATGGATCGTCCAAGTCACAGTTATACACATCAATGCCCTTGGACAGAATAACATATCCGTCGATGAAGATTGGTGTGGGTGTATGTGGTGTTGGAAAATCTAGGTCCGTAATTTGAGTAACTGTTCCATCTGTCTTAATAATCCACCCACTAGTACCATCACAGACAAATAGATAATTACCAATACTAGCCGAGTTTGCTACCAACATGCCCACTACTCCAGTTGATCCTGTAAGAGTAATCTTAGCTACTGGAGAGGTGGCATCCTCATAAACAGTATTACCAACAGCAACATAGAACTTGCCATTGAAGTAAGAACACGCCCTACCCTCTCCTGTACCATAATCACGGTACACAGTTAGACCGGGGCGTTTGTTAACAAAGATCTTTGTGTTTTCCAGTTGTTCAACTTTACGCGTCTCTGGGAACATGTTTACAAAGCGTTGGTCTTTTAGTGGACTATCGCCTCTGTTAGTGTATGCTCCAATTAATGGCAGTCTTGTGACAGACGGTTTCCCAATTTGTTTTTGTTGTTGTGCCATTATAGAACCTTTCTAAACAACTGTGCCAGTGTTTGTGCTGTACCATAGTTTTGCATTTGATGTTGTCTGTCTGTAACACCAGCATTTTGGTTGTATATTCCACCTAGAGTTTTACCTACCCCAGAAGTTAGGGCGGATTGTAACATTCCTTGACCAGTGTTTTTTCCAAATAAGTTTTTGACCAACGAAGTACCTGCTCCAGAAGTAAAGTCTGTAATACTAGATACAACGTTAGAAGGAAGACCCTGCTCTGTGAGATACTTACCAAATGAGGACAGCCCACTATTTAATGCTGGACTCATTCCACCAGTCACTACTCCTGCAAGGGTACTCTTTGGATCACCTCCGCTGGTAATAGCACCTTTAACTGCACCCTCACCTGCTCGATTTAACCACATATTCCCAGAGTCTAAATTACTATTACCAAACATGCCTGTTGAAGATCCAGCGGCGGCGGGTGCAGCTTCTGTAGCCAGTGCCCCTGTCATCAACCCTTCAGACCCTGCGGGAATAGCTGTGGACGATCCAGCAGCGGCGGCAGTAGAAGCACCTTCACCTGCCGCAGTGCCAATCGTGCCCAATCCAGCAAAGATGGCAGGAGCTAGAACAGACAAAGTTCCAAGGATGCCTCTTCTAGCTATACCGTCATAATCAGGTTTATTTACATACCAACCTTCAGGATCAAATTTTCCTTCTTGTGTGAAAGCATCTGCCCAACCCTCTTCAATCTTCTGACTGAATGTAGGTGCATCCATCTCAGAATTGCCTACAAGGTTATTCTTCCAAGAATTTCCTTGGTTCCCCTTCTTTGGGGAATAGAACATCCCATCACCCAAATCCCAACCACGACCCGCAAACTTATATTTGGAATTTAGTGACTTCACTATAGGATCTTCTTGATGTGCCATTGGACTATATGCGCCAAATACTTGTGCATTAGTCACATCATCCAGAGGCCTGTTTAATAGAGACTTAGAATTTTCGGCCAGCCAGTTAGTGTCGGTTCCAACAAAAGCAGTTTTACTATATGTATCTGGATTAAGTTGTTTTAGAGTATTGGCGAGATTCTTTTGGTAGTTGTCAGCCTGATTTTGAGGCATTGCATATTCAGAGTCTCCACCAGAACCAAACAATTTCTGCAAGGATGTGCGAGAGTCAGGCGGTGCGCTGGCAGCCTGTAAATCTGTAATAGACCTTGGAGAATATGAGTCCGGTTGAGGTGTGGGTACAGGCGGAGGTTCTGAGAACATCGAACCTAAACCAGAGGGCTGTTGCGGTTGTTGTAGAAACTGTTTGTTTTGGGCAATAAACGAATTTGGATCGGTTGTACCCAACCGCATCATTTCATTCTTCTGTCTTTGAGATCCTAGCTTTTGTCTGTTAATTGCATCCGCAATTTGTGCCTGATCTAGACCAAGACCATTAATCTGATCTGCCATTTACCACCCCCGAAACTCGCGTTGGAAATAAAGCGATCCTTCCTCTAATCCAAAGTTGAGTGCATCACTCTTAATAATTGTCATCTCTTGCACGAGTATTTTTCTATCTGAACTAGCTACGCCATATTCAGGGGCAAGGCGGCAAGCTAGGCCGTAGGTAAAAGCATCATACCATTCCTGTGGAAAATCCGGTGTATCAGTTGATGCATCAAAATCCTCAAATGGCCGTTGATATACAATCTTAATTGTGTTAGCACTAGCCTCAGTAGAAGTTGGTACTGGGAACACAAACAAATCACCATATGAAACTTGAGGGTCATAATAGATTTGAATGGGATTACCTGAGCTTGTCTTATTTCCCAGCATGTTGTACTCTTGTTTAGTGAGTACTCGCATAGGAATGTCAACATTAGAAGTTGTATTATGGTTGTAGGCTTGAATAACTTTCAGCGGTTTTGGAATATTCACTGTCTGGGTAAGACCAATCCTATAAGAACTTGTACCAGCAGACAACGGAACTGAATATGTTTTTAGTGCCCACAGAGGCATCCCGTCAGTTTGCCATGCTTTGACTAGGCCATTCAAGGCCAAAGCTGCTTCAGTTGTTTGATCAGTAGTTGGAGTTTCTCCTTGGGCTAAGACACCGATTAAGCGAAGTGCCCGTTTGATAATATCATCTCTCGTAACCGAGAAATCGGTGGAGCCACTTGTCATGTTATTTAATTCCTTTTAGTAGTGTGACGATGGCTGTTATGGAAATTGCAATACCACCAACCCACTTGATAAGACTAATTAGCCACGAGGCGGCTTTCCATGCAGAAACAAGATCTGATACACTATCAGAAAGAATGGTAATTTTTTCCTCTAGAGATTTTATATTTTGTTCAATTCCGAGGAGACGAATCTCCTCCTTCAATTGATGTTCTTGCAATTCTTTGTCTCCACATCTACGATTTTGTCGTTCATCATTCATACATCACCATCACAAAACGCCTGTACATTTCCAGTACACCGTAGCAGCAATTCCTGTTACAGAGGAAATGGCTTGGTACGTAAACCCTGTTTTACTTAGAGCAGTAACAAATCCACCCACTGTTCCATTAGCTGATCCGGGGGAGATTGTTAAATCTGTAATGGAGGGTGTCATCAGAAAGGCACGTGGGAACGTTACGTTGGTTGCTGGTCCAACAAACAAAACACCATAACCACCCCAACCAGCGGCAGATGTGGTAGAACTCGCACTCTGACTATCCAGTTCATACCTAACCGTTGCCGAAGCTGAAACGGTGATCGGGGTGGGTAGATTAGAATATGTATTTAGACCAATTTTACCATTAGTACAAGATGTAATCAGAACAGCAGATGATCCGGCACCACCATTGCCTTTAATAATATTCCCACCAATGAAGAAGTCCGTAACAGTATTCAACGAAACACATGCATTGGAACCTGCTGCACCCATATTGATGTTGTTTCCAGTAATGACAACTTCACTTAAGAAACTTGTTGCGTCAGTAGCAATCGCCACGCCGCCAACACTGAACTCATTCCCGGTGATGGCTACGTTAACAAAGGCGGTGCCGCCTGTAGTTTGAGATAGTACAAGATCCTGCCCAGTCATATTCTCAAATGAATTTCCAGTAATCAGCAGCACACTAGTACTGCCCTCTAGAGCCATTGTGTATCCGCGCAATCCACCTAAGAATTTATTGCCAACAACTTTCAACCCTCCAGATGACTTTTGTAGAATGCCTGAGCCAGTGGTATAGGGATTGTTAAACACACAAGAACTAATAACACTGTCACCGGAGTCTGGACTATTTGTATTAGCCACCTGAACGCCTGCAATGGTGTAAGAGAGGAAGTCACACCCAATAATTTTCCATAAGGATGCCGCAACAAAATCAATGCCAATTGGACAATATAGAAAGTGTACATTCCTGAAATCTAGGTAAGAAGATTCTCCACTTGCAGGAAAGACTTGAATACCGGCACCGGCAGTTTTACTGACATCTGCCTGTATGGTAAAATCCTTGAAGACAGGAACATTACTATACGAGCCAAGTGCTCCTGTATATTTAATTAGGTTAGATGAGCCTGTATCCGCACTAGTTAGAATAGTGCGAGTTGGACCGTCACCACAAATACCACCAGATGCAATCGTAACGGTGGGCGAGAATAGATAGGTGCCTTCTGGGTAGTAGATGAGTTTGCCTGTATTGTGTGCTGCTTGCATTGCAGCAGTGTCATCAGCAACACCATCACCAACAGCACCAAAATCTTTAACACTTACAGATTCTCGTAACTTTGTTTGTGCTGTGGAAGCAACTGTACCCGCACCTGTCTGAATAAATCCAACAAGAGAACTACCAGAACTTGCAGCTAAATCTGAGACAATTTCATTGATTGCCTCTTGAACATTGGTTGAAGCAATTGTGCCTGCTGGAACATTACTGATTGCACTTGCATCATGTGCATCAACAGTAGCATTCACATGTGCGGTTAGGTCAGTATCTAATTCAGTTAATGCGGCTTGTACATTGGTAGCAACCAGACTGCCTGCTGGAGTGGTTCCAATTACAGTCGCAGAATGTACGTTGATTCCTTCCACTGGTGTGTCATTCCAGACGTGATCATTAACTTCATTAAGCCACTCTGCACTTACCGCTGGTGCGACATAATCTACATAAGTTGTGTCTGCCATTTATTACTCCGAAAGAATTTTACTTGGGATGAAGCATCCCGGTATTGCTTGTGATGGAATTGCTGTGTTTCCAGTTAATGTACAGACAGGATTATCTACATCCACATAAGGTACATCTACATATACGAACTCTGGTACAGGCCGTTGGAACGGGACAGATATTTTATCTGTGTTTGCTTTTACAAAGTCTTGAGCATGTCTAGGCTCCCAACAATCACCACAAACTATAAAACCAGTCCACTCATGTTTGGCTTGATGGGCTTTTATCTTTTTACTGCATCTGTCACAGACTAAATTAAATTCCCCAGATATATAATAATTCTTACCCATAAAAAGTCCTTAAATATAAGATAGCATTTTCTAATGTTTTAATGTTATCTTTACTGTACCCAAGAACCCTATTACAAGCAGAACAAATTAAACCTCTAACCTTACCAGTTGTATGACAGTGATCTACTACTAAGGGTAGAATAGAACCGCAAATACTACACTCACCAACGCGATTTTGTACAAGTTGTTCTGCTAATTCTGGATCAAGATCATATGTTCTAATGTAGTGTCTTTTTCTATCGTCTCTTCTACTTTTCTCTAAGTTCTTAGATTTCCACTCTGCAAAATCTAAACTAGCACAAACCTTACATGCTGATTTATGACCAGACCAGTGTTGTTTATCTTTTGAAAACCCAGAAAGAGGTTTTACTTCTTTACATCTAGAACATTTCTTTTCATATATTTCCATAAAACCCTTTCTTCGAGAAACGTAGTGACGAGGCGAGTTTACGAGCACTCGCCTGAGATGAAGTAATTCTTTTTCATTTTTATATTCTCAAAAAGTTCCGTCTAAACTACAAGCACAATACATTCCAAACCAATCATAGGGCTCTACATCAAAATATGTGGCCTCTCCGCTAGCCGCCCAATAGAACGGCCAGCTTAGTTGCATACGTAAGTTTATGGGCATCGTACAGAGAGGATTAGAATTTTCGGACGCTTGGCACATAGAGAATGACTGATGCCGTTCCTGCTCCCGTCAATGTTGGCGTGACCTTGAACTGGTTTGTTGCCAGCGCGCCCGTATAAGCCGGCATTGGCGCTTGCTTCGATGTCACGAAAAACCCTTCGATTCGATCCGCAACCGAAATTTCAGCAACTCCATTTGCCGGATAGGTCGCGTGGTTGAAATGCCCTCTTGATGGACCCGGCGAGGCATCGGACCATTGCTCCAGAAACACAGGGCAGCTTTTAACCAGATCAACACTGCCTTCGATGGCTAGGCCGCACACCCCGCGAACCACGTCTGACGGTAGCCCTGCGATGTTTGCAGCACGCTGAATGGTGATCCCGTCGTCGGCCGCATCGCCGGTGAACTCGACTTGCCAGCAGTAGTCGGTTGCCCATACACGCATCCATTTGCCGGCCGCGAGGTCAGTCGCAAACGTGCCTGCTGTGTGGTTTTCAAGCGCCACATAGGCAGCGCCAGATTCGGTAGTCGCATCACCAACCATTACAACCATGCCAGTTGCCCACATGCCGCGCTGGCGCTTGGCTTCAGTCACATAGAATGGGAAGTAGCTCTTGATGTTTGTGCATGACGAATTCATTAGACGCCAGCCGGATGGCACTGCACCGACCGTCAGGATTCCCGCCGTGCTATCCGTGCCGCCAGTTTGCGTCTTGAAGTCTGTGTTGGTCAGCAGTTCGCTATACCCCGTTTCGACGAACGGACGGCGAGCCTCAAGAACTCGACCGTATCCAGCAAACGTCAGCGCCGCAGCAAGAGCATCCGCGCCAGCGTACTTCGCAATGCGCCACGACCCCTTTTTGCTTGGGTGCGTCGTGTCACCAGCGGCAAGCATGCCGGCATCTGGATCGGGATCGGCCGAGGTCTGCGTCTGCATCGTCGAAAAGGCATCTGCGACAAACACATACGGGTACGTCTTTGGCAGGGCGCGGATTGCCGAGTTCATAGCCAGCACGTAGGCTCGCTCGGCGGCAGTCCATTCGGTCGACTCCCTTGGAGTAATCGTAAATACCCGGATCGGCTTGCTGTAACTCGACGCTCTTTGCACGACCGAGACAATCATTGCCATGTCGGCCGCGACATTGGCCGTCGTGCTGGTAACGACGTTGTTCATCCCGCACATCAAGCTGATTGCCGCGTATGGAGAAAAATCAGTCGTGAGCATCCGCGTCGTTATCTGCTCGATCGTTTCGCCGCTGACGCCCTGATTCACAAAATCGTAGATCGAGCCGAGAATGCCGCGCTCCCATACCGGATAGCCGAGATTTCCATAGCCGGAATAAACATTCGAGGCGCCCGGCACGGACGGGAAATTAGGCAACTGGACGCCACGGGCTGTAATGCTGTCGCCGTCGTACAGCACAACCGGAACACTTGTGCGCGACACGAAAACGCCGCCTGAAAATTCGTTCCCCCCGGTGAGGGGATTGGTTTCTGCTGAAACTAAATTACCCAAAGAAACTCCATTACTCATGGAAACAGTCATTATCGAATACCTTGAAGAATGGTTAAGACAGCAGAACCTGATGTATAGGCAGTAACCGTCAAGCGAATAGCTCGAACTGGAAATGCATAGTTACCATCTGCATTGGCCGTTTTGCCGGTAACAGAACTATGATCAAAGGCTGTCGGAGTCACACTGGAATCAAAAATATCATCAAATGTATGTTCAATTTTATATGTAAGAGTGCCACTTGGAATGACAACGCCAAAACCCACATTAAAGGGATTCTGTTTATAGTCTAGTGGAATCCATGCGGACGAAGCTGCTGAGGATACTGTAATACTAGTAGGACGCATAATATTTCCTTAAATAAAAATGGGGATGAACTTTTTACAGAACATCCCCACTTTGGGTTGCAACTTAGAAACTAAAACCCTGTTGTGGGAAGTAGTACTCACATTTAACTAGCCACGGGCCACCTGTAGCAGATGCAGTGCCGGCCTCAGTGTACTTAGCTTTGATTAGAGTATCAGCAGTTAGCTGAGAACCCATACTAGTACCAGAGGTAGCACCACCCGGATTATAACCAACCCCAGTAGCACCCTTGACATCAAACAGAGCAAGTAGCTCGTTAGTAGTGCCAGGATTAGAACCTACATCAATTACCGCAGAAGTTGCGGCGTCTGATGCAGTATTACCCATAACATACACACCAGCAATTACACTACCCTTAGGTAGCACAAATGCATTGAATGCTGTAGTGTCTGTACGTACAACTTGCACAGTCTTACTCAGAATTTCAACAGCCGGTGGAGTAGTCGTGGTCACAACTTGATTAGGACGTAATGCCATAATTATTCCTTAAATAAATTGGAGGGGGGTGGCTTCGATATCCACCGCTGTCCAAAGATTAATTAGGCTCAGGCCCCAGCACTTCCATAGATGGCGCGAGGATCTGACCAGCCGAATGAGTAACGGGCAGTTGCCTTATACTTAGCATTCTCAGTGTCAAAGTCATTGTCCATCTCGAACTGATCACCACGACGTTCAAAGTACTTCAGACCATCCTTGATATTGGTGCGGATGAACCAAGCATCAGCATCAGTCAGATAATGGTTAGTAGTAACATTAGAGAAGATACCCTTCTGCTTAAGAACGTTCGGATCATTTAGATCAGTACCAACACGACCATCAGAACCTAGAATCCGCGCAGCTTCAAACTGAAGTTGATACGGAATGATAAGTTGTTCAGGCTTGGCAGCAATCAACAGACCACGATCATCACGGAAACCTGCGATATCAATGGTAGCCTGTTCCAGAGCAGCTTCACTCAAGTCAGCGGCAGTGCCGATGATATTAGAGAAAGTACCACCAGCGACATTTGGATGTGCACTGGAGATTAGCTCCTTACCATCACCCCCTGCATAAGCAGCAGTGAAAGCGCGGTTGTAGATGTTAGCACCAACGATTTCCTTGGTCTGACGCATAGAACGGGCAAGAGCCTTGGCCTTTTGGGCACCAACCTTACCATATTGATCATCCTCGTAAATTTCACGGGTGATGATGAAACCCAGTGCATACACAACATGGTTGTACCGTGAGGTGAAGCCTTGGCGTTCAGTGTCATACGTAATCGGAGCACCTTCATTTTTAACTGAAGCTAGACCGAAAGAACTTAGACCGAGATCCTCTTCATACGCTTTATCAGAAGAGTTCTTTTCGAAGAGTTTTTCCCACTCTACAGGGTAGTCATTATACTCCTTACCATAGATCGAATTCAGACCGGGCCAGAGTAGCTTTGCAAATGAGCTAGAAGTAATTACACCAGACATATATTATCCTTTATCTTAAATTAATCAAACACCGGCGATGGCATTGCCATACGCATGGGTAGTGACTTTAACCAACACCTTGTTATAGGCAGAGTTGGCTTCGTTGTCTGGACGCTTTACGATTCCCACGATTTGCAGGGGGCGAGTAGCAGAGGCAGACGGAGCAGTAGTTGAATATACATACATAGGAGAAGCGCCAGTGAGCAATGGGTTAGTGTGAGCACTAGCACCAATGTCAGCGTTTAGACCAACAGTAGCATAAGCAACAGCAGCATCAGCTTCAGCTTCAAAGATAAGATCTGGAGAATCTGCAACTAGAACAAACTGCTTGGTAGAGGCTGCACGATAAACAGGAGTATCCAGAGAGATAGACCCTGCGCTCATGTTACCATCAACAGGGTCGAGCTTGGCATTGATAACACCAACAACAACACCGACGAGGGGTACAGCAGCTACTTGAGCAGAAGCGCCGACAGCAGCTTCAACGGCCGGGAAACCGGCAGTAGCAGCAGAGTCAGACAGCTTAACAAAATCGCCAACGAAGACTGGAACAGCCTCGCCAGCGGGTACTTCATAAATATTACATTGGCCGTTATAGGGAGAGCCATTCAGATGCTTTACAGGCTTGAAACCCGCAATGCGTGAAGTGTTTGCCATTTAAATTCCTTTAAGTGATTAGCTCTCCAAAGATACAGTTACTTGATTTCAAGTTTCCCATACATCCCTGAAGAGGCTTCTTTTTTCATGGCCTGTTCTTGTTCTTTGATAAATGCTTGCTTAGTAGCTTGGTCTTCTTCATGCCACTCTTTCTTAATTCGCATAAGATAGGAGGCTGTACCATCATTACTAATCACACGTTTACCTGAACCTAGATCAGACGCATCAACTACACGATTATCACCAACAGATAAATCAGTGTCAGTTACTAGTTCATATCCAGCTTGTTGAAAGTTGTGAATACGACTACCAGAATCATTAACAAAACGATAATGAAAGTTGGGGTCTTTCTCCCCACTGATAGATTGTGGACCCCGTTGAAACAGGGGTTGGCGGACTGCCCGCTTAGTAATTTCTCGTGCCATTATTTAGTCCCTCGCATCTTTTTGACTTCTGCAATGTAATCCTCTTTACTCATCACTGCTGCACGAACGAATGTGTTCATTGTGCGGCGTTCATCCTCTGTCAGTTCAAAAGAACTTTTATTGGCTGCTGGGGCACTGTTGCCCTCTACGCTGGATGGTTTTGTTCGATTAGGATTAGAAAACTTCTCCTTGAATCGACTCTTTACTTGGGTAGTAACATATTGTAAAACTTCTTCTGGATCTAGTCCGGGGTTACGTTGGGCATAGCCCATTCCTAGAGTGTCTGCATAGTCGCGCAGTTCCTGATCTTTTTCATACCACTTATTCTCACCTACCCAAGTTACGAACCGTGGATCGGGACCGCGTGGCTTTGATTCATCGACAACTTCACGAGCCTTCTGTTCTGCCTTAAGGTCAGTCAAAAGTTCGGAAGCTTCTAGATAACCATCAGAGTTTCCTTCTTCAAGATGCCTCTTTTGAAGCGCCTTGAGTTCTACCAAAGCATTTTTATACTCTGTTTCTTTTACTTTAGAATGATGTTCTTGGAGCATCTTCAACGCTTTGCGCGTTTCTTTAAGATCCTTACCCATAGAATCAATCTTACCGAAAAGTTCGCCTCTCTCAACGAATTCCTTGGCATCACGCCACTTTTCAGGATCACCTTCGTACTCTTCTTTCGGACGCCAGCCTTGTTCTTTAGCTTGGGTCTCATATGAATTTTCAACAGGTGCTACCACTTGTTCTGCTACTTGTTCGCCGCCTTGGGCTGCTTGAACTTCTTCAGTCATTTGAATTCCTTATTCAATCACACACAAAATGTCTATATCATTCACGATGACATACTCAGTGCCATCACTATCCACAATACTCTTACCCGAGTAGCGGTTAAGAGAGATACGATCACCTCCTTCCAAAATAGACGCATCGCGTCCATAATCATTGAAAGCGGTTGGTCCTACTTGAACCACCGTGCCGTATTCTACTGCTTTGCGTTCTTTCTTTTCATCAATTGCTAGGATAATGCCAGAGGCTGTTTTAGTCTCAACATCATCTAGTTTCACTAGGACAGTGTGTAGGAGTAGTTTGATCATTCTACACCCTCCAGATCATCAATGCGGAACAGGAGAGCATCTTGAAATGCCCTGATGTATCCACGATGAAAGTTGTCTTCTAGTTGATTCAAACCTGCTTGGGTAGCCAGATATTCCTTAGATTGTTCAATCTGTTCTACCATTGCAAGAAAGAAAGCTTTAGTTACTGAATCTTGTTTCCATACATCAAAGTCACTTAGACTTATTGCCATTCTTCGATTTCTCCTAGAGAAGTTTATTACTCTTACTTCGATTTGCTCTAAGTGGAATTACTTGTAGGTTATTCTACACATGTAAACCAGACACTTGTTTACCACATAAAGGTATAATATTCACGTCGGTAGTCTAGAATCTTTTGTTTATTCTTTTCGCGCCATTGACGCATATAGTCTAAATTATTTTTTGTCACTCGATTTCTTTTTTGAAGTCGCTAACTGGGTTTTGTGTGCTTCTTGTTGGTGCTGCATTTGCTGCTTATGACTCATAGCTGTAGTAGCCATTTTCATTTGTGTTGCTTGTGCTTCTTGGTGCATCTTCATGCCATGTTCAGTCTGAGACTTCTTAGCTTCCAGAATTGCTTGCATCTGTTTGGCTTTAAGTTCTTGTTGAACTTGTGCAGCCTTCATTTGCATTTCTTGTTCTGCACTAGCTTGCTCTAACTGCATTTTATGTTGAGACACTTGCATGTCCATCTGGGCCTTTTGTTGATCTAGTTGAGCTTTGGCTTTCAAAGCTTCTACCTTGGGATCTGGCGGAGGTGGACTTGGTTGTTTGATGTACTTCTGCGGTTCAGAGATTTCATGTGCTTCTAGATACAACTGAGTAACGGCCATTGGATCAATTGTCCCTAGCTGTAATAGTTGCATCAAGGCTTGTACCTTCGCTTGTTTTTCCTGAGCAGAGACTGCTGTAGGATCAGCACCGGGTACTACATCATCCTCAGAACCTGCATAATCACTTTGTTGGATTGGTTCATCCAGAACGGATACATATTCTTCTGGATTCATATATTCACGATTAAGCTTGTAGATCTTGCGGAACTCAGAGGTAAGAGAGCGATACACACGCTTATAGACAGCAGTGAATACTTTCATACCTTGCTCAATAGAAGCCATTGTAGTGGTTGCAGGAGTGTTTTGCCCCGGCATCTTACCAACGAAAATCTCGGCTACAGAAGCAAGTTCTTTACCTGACTTGAGCAACAGGTCCAATAGATTAAAAAGAACTTGGGAAGGTTCGCGTACAGGCAATGGAAAGATTTGTTTCTTGAGATCGTCACCAATCGCATTAACTGCTTTCCACTCACCCGGCTGGAACCTACTCTCACCCATCTTAATCCGCAGGCCTTTTCCAATGAAACCTGCTTGTAGATTAGACAGAGAACCCGCATCTACTAATTGATTGATGATGGTATTTGCTGAATTGTTTATGGGACCAAGTAGCCGCCCAAAACCAATATCATAGAAACCGCCATCGGGATTAGGAATGAAGCCATATTTGGTATAGTACTGAGTTGCTTCAATCGAGATGAGTTTTCCTTCTTCATTAACCTTGATTCCTTCTTCATTAAAGCGTGGAACAATTCGCAGAACCTTCTTAGAGGTTTGCTCTACTGTGACAATGTATGGTTCACTGTAACCATCTTCATCCAGATCAAGATAGGTGTGCTGTTCAAGGATGACATATGGAGTTGTTTCGTCATCATCACCAGACCTCTGGAAAGCCATATTAACTGACGTAGTAGGATCTAAAGAATCTGCACTAGGATCACCCAGTTCAACATCAAGATACATATCCTGATTAATACGTTCTTTAATCTTACGCTTTGTTAAATGCAAAATCTCGGTGATACGTTCAGCATCATCGAGAGAGCGGCAGAAGTAGTTAACTACTAGTGTCTTTGGTAAGACAAGTTTGGAGCAGTTCTTTTGCTTACCTGCATCCCAGTAGGTCTTCTTGAAACATGTACCGGCAATCGGCAAGGTGATTAGGAGCTTATCCATATCCTCTTCCCAACCTTCCATCTGATCTAGAATCTGATAGGACATATGTGTTGAGATGCGCTCGGCGCGTTTGGACTTCTCTCCATCCATATCAGAACCCACTACCTTACACTTAACAATCTTTCCATTACTAGGGACTAGTGTAGGATAGGCTCTAGCAGCGAACTGCATAGCTGCTGTAGCTAGTAGGGGGAACTTGATGTTCGCAGCATTGGGCCACGGGAAAGTCTTCTGTGAGGCAATCTGTAGAGCTAGATCAGTCCAGTTCTTCAGATCTTCTTCCCAAGGTTTGCGGGACTCAACATCAGAATCAAACCCAGAGACAACTTGATTACCGATGGAAATCAGCTTATCTTCGTCAAGATCCTTAGCGATGTTTACAGAGTTTAGTGTATCAGATATTTTCATAGTTAGTAGCCAGTCTCCGTGCATCGTCCTTCATTGGACCAATCAGATGCTTCGCGGTCATCGTTATATTCTTCATCCTTAAGTTCGTCTGATGTCATGCCTTCTGTCATCAGATCAATTAGGATACCTTGGTAGGATAGAGCATCTACCACGTCGTCGTGTTTAGCTCTTGGGAAAGACATACATTCATCCTCGAACACTGTCCACCAATCGGCTTGTTTGTCAAATTTAACATAGCCTGCGCGCATTCGCGCTTGGATGGATCTAGCTCGTTGAATCTTGTCTTGCCTATGCGGCTTCAACATCAACACATTCATGTAGGTATTAGACTCGGCCATTGCTCTATTGAGATATGGGCCAATAGCCTTAGAAATCTGTGTATCTTCAATACCAACTGCAAGAGGGTTGTAAATCTTTTGCAGAGATAGAAGCACAGCTACGATTTCATCTCCAGCAAGACGCTCACGGACAACGTGAATGATATGTAACTGACCATTAGAATCCATTCCACCTACCACCATAGCCGTGTAGTCAGCACGTTCCTTTTCGGAAATAGCTAAGTCGGCAGTGATATAGTAAGTTAAGTTCTTCTTGTGATCCTCTTCCGTCATAGTGAGGAAGTCACCTTTGCGGAAATATCTAATGGAATCATCAATTGGATTACATAGATACTCACAAGCATAAACTTCAGGAATACCTTGTTCAGTGAACTCTTGTCGTAGTTCTTCAAAGAACTGTTTGCTTTTGCGTTCAGGCCAAAGTAGTCTAGAATAGTCTTGGTTGTGTGCTCTATACTTAACAGCACGCCACATCCCCTTCTTTTTCTTAGACCAGATCTTCAGATCTTCTACAACAGTGTCTTTAGCATTTTCTCTGGGCATCAAAGCTTCTAGAGGATCATCCAAATTCATCGGTGTTCCAACGAATCGAATAATCCCCTTCTCACTTCGACATGGAATCAACGAGCCATACACCCAACGGCGTAATTTATCTCGACGATCCTTATTGGCGACCAGTTCTTCATTCATCAAATCATCAATGAGAATGAGATCCGGTCGTTGACCTGACCACAACATACCACGTAGTTTTTGTTCAGCACCCTTTGCTACAATTCGGAACTTCTCACCATCAGCAAATTTGACAATGATATCTGTTTCAGAATCCTTTTCAAAAACCACTCCCTTATCATTCACCGCAAGGCCAAAAAGCGTTTGAATTTGCTGTGAGTCATACAAGATTTGCTTGATCTGACCTAAGAATAGAGATGCTTGTGTTTCTGTATCTGCAACAATAATCGCATACCGACGGTTGCGAAAGAGCATTGCTGCTAGAGTATATACAATTGTGATAGTAGTGGATTTACTATGCCCACGAGGAGCACAGACAGCAACGAACTTATCATCTGAACAACATAATTCCCACCACTCACGATGGAAACTTGCAAATTGACTGGCATCATCGAAGAATTGAACTAGGCAACTAGAAGCAAAACCCTCGACAATTTCAGCAGTTAATTTAGGCCAAACGACCTTTTCAGGCCTTTTTGCTACGTTCTCGCTTACTGGTTTCACTCTTCATCGCCCCCTTGGCGGTTCGACTGAAGGATCTATTCTCTCCAGCATTTTGAACAAACAGGTTAGACAACCCGTTCTTGCCACCCTTGCTGACTGCTTTCTTGTGGCCCACATCTTTTCCTTTGATCGCTGCCGCTCCTAGCTTCTTTTTCACAGCAGTTCTAGCAGCATTTCGCTGAGCGCGATCTTTAACGCGGGACTTTTTATGTTTGTGTTCCCACTCCAATTCTCGATCATACTGGCGAACACCATTTTTCTGATAGGGCATTTTCATTCCTTAAATAATCAACAGCATTTTCAATCGCTGTTATATTATCGTGAAAGTATCCTAGTGCACGATTACACTCATTACATAAAATCCCGCGAACATGTCCATTTTTATGGCAATGATCTACAACGGCACGATCTGGTCCTAACCCTTCAACAGACACCTTACGATAACAAAGTTTACAATTTCCATGTTGTGTTTCCAATAAAAATTGAAACTCTTGTAAGGACATTCCATAGGTTCGCTTATAATAGAGATCTTTTAATCTATCTGAATGTGCAGATTTTAGTTTCCACACTATTCCTTTAGTTCATAAGTTCCATCTGCATTTTGAACCACTGTTTCACCTTCAATAAGATGTGAGGTTGGCGGTTCGTCAATCTTCTTCTGCACAAACTGTGCGAAGGAATTGGCTAGATTTTGTAGCTGAGTAGCAGTAGTCTGCTGCTCGATAATCTTTGTTGGCTTATTCCTGAGAAGTTGCCTTTTATCTAGGATTGACGTGAATGCTTTGTTCAAGTCACCTAGTTTGGCAGGAGCACGGCGGATAAGACCAGTCTTTTGATCGTAGATATGTTCGCCATTCTCGATACGATCTAGTAGAGCCTCAAGGGCTTTGTCAATGATCTTGCTGGTTTTGGCATCAAGCTTTTGGTCATCTTCGGACTGGATCTTGTGGATCATATCCTTCCACCAGTCTTGGGCCATCCACATATTAATTGTGTTTAGTGGGATACCCAACATGCGGCTTACTTCAGTAGGACTGCCTGTACTCATGTACACAGTAACAGCCTCAATGCGCTTCGCTTCACCCCATTGACCCGGCTGATGTGCTTTGGTCTTTTTCAGCTTAATATATTTCCAACCCATCATAGCTCCTTAGCTAAATATATCTCAATCATTTGCATCTGGATGTGTTTTAATCCGATGGCAGTTGGCACATCTAATATCACACTTCTGTGCCTCAAGTTCACATAGTAACTCAGACTTTTCATTTAAACCTCGTGCAAGATTAAATGATTTTTCAGTTGGTTTTCTGTGATCAAAATCTAATGCGGCAAGATGACTACTGTAACCACAATCAACACAACAACCACCCATCATGTTAACTAGTTTTCGTTTCAGTGCAAGCCGAGCTTTTTTAGAACGTCTAAGTAATGCCATAAGTCTCCTTGAAGTTGTAATTAATTTTTCACTATCTTATTAACATTATATCATTTTTAAGCTTGACATGTAAGTCTATTAGGATAATATAAAGACAAATATGTCAATAAAAGACTATTCTTTGATTTAAGACAAATTTTACTTGACAACAAAGACAAAGTATGTTAAACTAAATACTATTATATATAATACTTATATAAAGACAATAATATTGTTCTTTATATTATTGGATTTATATTAGTATTATTAGTTCTTAGACTATTATTTGTTCTTTAATAATAGGATAAGAACTATATATCTTTTATATAAACATAGTTCTTTGAGGAACTATGTTTAATAGTCTTTATATTTATAATTATATTATAGCCCTCATAAAAAGCTGAGGGCACGCGAAGTTGGGTACAATCCCAACCCAACTGAGCACAGTGTCAAGTCTATATACCTCTAGGATCAACAGGAACCTATCTACAATCAATTTATACTGGTCTAGGTATACGCAGACATACCCCCAATTAAACAAACTCAACTGAGAGCCTTTGTGACGTTCTTAGAGCAAAGAACTGATTCTGTGCGTTTCTAGATATCCCCCAACTGGTATACGTGTTAATTAAAAAATTATAAAAATTATAGCAAGGTGCCTCTCGCACTTTACTGGCCCCACAAAGTTTCCCCCCACCCCCCCTCAATTATTCATATCCTCCCCCTTCGCCGCAGTGCGCTCCTCAACTGCTACGCAGTACCTATTCTAAAAGGTAAATGATAAGGTGTATTTCACATACATCTTTAATCAGACACCTGTCTTTCTTTCCCGCTATGTGGGTACTCTCA